TTATTGAAAAATCATACGGCAAGACCAAAGAGATTGATGCTGTTAAATACGATTTACTTAAAACTTTTATTGAATATCTTATGGATTATGATGACCCGACAGATGATACACTAGGTGTCGATAGAGCACTCGCAAAAGCACCGTTGGGTTATAAGGTTATTTTTAACACCTTACTCCATCAAGGTATTTTAAAAGAGATGGAAATTGAATCATAATAAATAAAACAAAAAAACCAAATATGGAAGACCAAAAAACAGAACAACTAAAAGGATTTATCGAAAAATTAGATAACAAAGATTTTTCGCTATACTTTTTTACCCTAGACACAAAGGGTAACCCAACAGCGGCTATTGCAAATATATACGAACACGTTAAATTGCTTACCGAACTAGGTTATAAAGCAACTATTTTGCATGAGAAGAATGATTACAAACTAAAAGGTGATGAGACTAGTTCTGGCCTTGCGGATTGGCTTGGTGAGGAATATGCTCAATTGCCGCACGTGTCAATCGAATCACAAGGTTTGAATATTACACCAACGGACTTCATCATCATACCAGAAATCTTCGCAAGCGTGATGGACCAAATCAAGGGGTTCCCATGTAGAAAAATTGTATTAAGTCAAAGCTATGATTATCTTTTGGAATTACTTCCAATCGGTAAGAGGTGGGATATTGATTATGGTTTTAACCATATCATTACTACTAGTAATAAACAGGCGAGTTATCTTAAAACATTATTTCCGTTTGCTAAACCATACATTATCCCAGTTAGTATACCAAGTTATTTCAAACCAAGTGAGAAACCACAGACACCTGTTGTTGCTATCTTAACAAGAAACCAAGGTGACGCAGCAAAGATTGCTAAGGCGTTCTACCTACAATTCCCAATATACAAATGGCTTACATTTAAAGAATTCAGAGGAATGCCTAGAACACAATTCGCTGAAGAATTATCTAAATGCTGTTTAGCCGTATGGGTTGACGATAGCTCTGGCTTCGGTACATTCCCACTTGAGGCTATGGAGTCTGGTGTAAATGTAATTGGTAAGATTCCTAACTTAGTTCCAGAATGGATGGAAGTGGTTGATGAATCAGGTGTTCCAACAATTAAAAACAACGGCGTTTGGACCAATACACCATTGAACATTCCAGAGTTGATTGCAACATATATGAAGGTTTGGTTAGAGGATGCAATCCCAGCTGAATTAACAAATACAGTTAAAGAATCAACTGGACAATATACACCAGAAAAACAAAAAGAAATTCTTACAGCTGTGTATGCACAATTGATTGACGAAAGGAAACAAGAATTCAATAACATGATACAACAACCAGCGGTTGTTTAATAAAACAAATAAATATGAGTAAAAATAATACAGAGATTTCGGTAATTCTTCCAGTACACGAATTAAATGAAATAACAAAACCAATGTTTGGCAACGCAATTAAAAGCGTTGAACTACAAAAAGTTTTACCCGATGAAGTGTTGATTGTTGTCCCTAAAGACAGCGATGTTAGCGCTTATCTTAAAACCTTTGACTTCGGTGCGATTAAAGATATCGTTACCGTGGTTGAAAATGACGGAGCAACAGATTTTGCTAGCCAAGTAAATTTTGGTGTTGGAAAAGCTAAATCAGAGTGGGTATCATTCTTAGAATTTGACGATGAGTATTCAAACATTTGGTTTGATAACTTTGTCAAGTATAGAAAAGCTTACGAAAACGTTGGTATCTTCTTACCAATTATTGTAGATGTTGACGCAAATGGTGGTTTTATTGGGTTTACCAATGAGGCGGTATGGGCGAATAGCTTCTCAGATGAACTAGGCGTGTTAGACCTTAACGCTTTATTAGCGTATCAGAATTTTAATATTGATGGTATTGTGATGCAGAAATCAATCTTCAACGAACACGGTGGTTTTAAACCAAGTATCAAATTAACATTTATTTATGAATTCTTATTAAGAATGACGTTTAAAGATGTTAGGGTAATGTGTATCCCAAGGTTCGGTTACAAGCACGTAAACCAAAGACCTGACTCCTTATTTTCAACCTATAGAGACACTATCGACCCTGTTGAGGCTAAGTGGTGGTTGAGCCAAGCTAAGAAAGAATATTATTTTGATAAAGATAGAAAAATAACATACGAAATTCAATCGGCTTAAATGGTTAACAAACGAGGACGCAAAAGAAAAAACGAAATGTATTTTGGTCCAGAGGAAGAAAACGCTGTTAATAATTATTTAGCCTCAACGGATGATAACGAAAGAAACTTGATTTACAACCAATGGCTTAGAGACCCATTGAACAAGATGATTGAGTCTATCATCAGAAGATATAAACTTTATAGAAAAGGTGAAACGTTTGAAAATTTGCATAGTGATACACTTTCATTTTTAATGACCAAGGCACACAAGTTTGAACATTCTAGAGGTAAAAAAGCTTATTCTTATTATGGAACCATATGTAAACACTATATCTTAGGATTATTAATTAAGGACGAAAAATATATGAAACAAACTGCTTCATATGAGGACGTTTCATCAGATATCGAAGGTAGAAAAGAGTTGAGTTATGTCATTGATAACGAACAGTTCTCAATGGATGAGTTTCTCAACAAACTTACCGACAGTATTAGGGTAGAATTAGACGACGAAAATTTACTCCCGAAAAAGAAGTTGAATGAAAACGAGAAGAAAGTGGGGCAAGCTCTGATTGAGATTCTACAGAACTGGGAAACGGCGTTTGATACTATGAATGGTGGCCCTAAATACAATAAAAACTCCGTATTGGAGACTATGAGAAACTTTACAAACCTCTCAACCAAAGATATTAGACTCGCTATGAGGCGATTTAAACAGCTTTATGAATTTTTAAAGCACCATGATTAACGAGTTTTTATGATAAAAAGTACTTTAAGAGGTATTTATAGGTATAAAAATGTAAATTATGGGACGAAAAGTAAAACAAGACGTAAAGATAAACGACAATCAAAGCCTAGAAGGTTTAATGCAAGAAACGTATAACGATGCTTGTCTACAAATCACTGAGGCCCAGAAGACGATTAACGAACTAACCGCTAGTGCAACGCCAGAAGGTGTTGATGACTTAACCAAAATTGCTAAGGAAAAGGGTGGTTTATTAAAAATCAAAGATTCGGGTATTAGAATTAAACTAGAATTAGCTAAATTGCAAAGTGACATCATAAAAACAGGTGGCAATGCGGCGGTGGCTATTAGCGAAAGAACTAGTGGTAAGGCATCGGTAGATGATTTCGATTCGGTTAGAGAAATGCTTAAACAAAATAAGAAGGAAGCCGATATCGCATCTGAATCTGAATAAACATGTCTGTACTAAATCAAAAAAAGAAGGCCTTTGGTAATATTGCTGCGCTTAGGACTTTAACTGAAGGTATGCCTTCATTAAAGACTAGCTCATCGTTCCCGTCTATTAATAATAACGGAGACACGACGACCTTCTTATGCGATTTAATCAAATCCCTTGTCGGGTATGATGCGTTGGTACAAACAATTACTGACACGTTGGTTTATAATATGCCAAGCATTGAAAGAGAAATCAAAAGTGCGCTGAAGCTAGAACTAAAATCAATTGTCAGCTGTGGCATCAACCCATCACTTCCAGATTTCATAAAATCAAGTGGCACGGGAATAAAATTCACCGTCGATAAAATAGACTTCACTAGCTTGATGAAGGTGGACCCAAACTCTGAGGGTGGTAAAGTTCTATACAATGATAGAACAGCAAATTTAATCGACAGCAAAGATTTCAACACCTTCTTATACCAAACAATACAGAACAACGGCTCAATTGAAAACTGGGGTCACGCTAGCACTAACAACGATATCTTATCGTTTGCTTTTAAATCTACTGATGTATCACAAGTAGACCCAAACAATACCCTAACAGTAAGGGCCCACCCAACATATGATACCAAAACACTAACGCAACTAAACAACGACTACATTGATAGTGTTTCTCTTTTCAATACTGAGAATTTATTGACCAATATCATTAATGCAATTTTCGGTGCAGTCGCAAGCTTCACCAATAAGTCATTAAAACAATTGGAGAGTGATGCTAAGATAAACACTGTCATCGACAAAATACTTAATTCCGATAATAATGATGTTATCTCTGATAAATATTTTTCGTTTACCAATGAAGAACAGAACAAACACCAAGAAAACGCTAAGGAAAGAAAGGCTGGTATAAAAACAATCATTACATCTAACCCAGTCTCAACTAGTATTTCTTTTGCAACAGTTACTGGGTTTAATCAAACCATCGGTTCTGCCACAACACAGTTAGCAAAAAAAGATGCCGTCTCTACATCATTGAATCAGATGAGCAATCAAGTTGCGTCGTCTGCAACAAACCCAGTCGACCATGAAGCGGTAAAACTAGGGTTCGTTCAAGAGATAATTAATATGCTAACAAAGACGATAGTGAATTCAATACTATCACCAAAAGTTGTTGCAATTTTTATAATCAACTATAAGATTATTTATGGACCCACAGCAACGTTCACCGACCCAATTGATTTCTTGAAAAAGAATAAGGTGTTGGTTCATAATCTAACCAAACGAATTGGTGGTATTATAATACAAGTTTTGTTGAAGATAGCGTTGAAGAAGATTGCTGAACTTGTTGCAGCTGGTGCACTTAAACAACAAATAGATAAAGCACGGTCAAACGTAACACAATTGTTAAGCCTGATTGGTGTGCCGCAAGATATGTTAAGACAAATAAAAGGATTCCTATGAGCAATGTAAATACTGATAAAAAATCTGAAACGGGTGGGTCGGTTAATCTAGACTCAATCAGTAGTATTTTGGATATAATCAATGCGGCGTTTAGCATTCCTAAAACACCGTTGACACCGTTACCACCACCATTGGTGTTATCTGGTTCTAAGGTACGTGTTGGTGTAACGGCTAGTGTTATTGCTGCTAGAATTATAGCAAGACAAACTGAAGCAGGGATGGTTGTGGGTGATGTATTCGGCGACGGCGCCAATACATCGGAAGCGATGGAGGTTATAAGAATTGAAGAAATAATAAACTCACTACTAACAGAAGCGAAGATAGAAATAGCCATTGCACCAGGTGTATCGGTAACCGTAACAGGTATCGGTAATCTAGGTGCCCCTGTATTATCACAGGGTGCTACAACAACAATTGCGTCTGGTACTGGTGTAATACGTTAAACGAGTAATCATGGATGACTTAGAACAAAAATCGACCAATGAGATTCTATTTGAAATAAAACAAATAGAGGCAGACCATGAAGCATTGAAACTAAAAATGGTCAGAGATTATGATAAACTAGTTGAAATCGAAAAACGATTTGAAAGAGCTAATCAACTTTTGGTTAAAAGATTAAAAGGAGCATAATATGGGTGGTACAAATAAATTTATAACAAATCGGCCAACGGTTTTAAGTGGCATTGATAACATTAAGAATGTTCAGATTGGTATTGTTGCAACCATTGAAGACCCACAGGGTTTAGGTAGGATTAAGGTAGCAATTCCAGGTGGGGCTACAAACGGCGGTGACGAAGGTATTTTGTTAGCCGATTTACCTTGGTGTTATCCAATGGTGCCAAAATTTTTTACTTCAACACCAAGAGTTGGTGAGGCTGTGTTCGTGTTTGTTTTTAGCAACCAAAAAACGCATAGTGATAGACTATATTTGGGTCCGATTATTTCACAACCAGATATGTTGAATAATGACCAAATTTCAACATCAGCGTTAAATCCATTTTCTTTCGCTATTTTAAACCCTAAGGTCGATATAACTAGGATACCAGCATTAAAAGGCGTGTTTCCAGATATAGAAGATGTTTCAGTGCAAGGTCGATATAACACCGACATGGTTTTAAAAAAGAATGAGATATTAATAAGGGCTGGTAAATTTGTCGTATCAACACCAAACGATAACAACCCATACCCATTCGAATTCAATACAACAACTCAGGCTTATATTCAAATAAAAAACGATGCGCCACTTAATCAACCAAAAGAAAATGAGACTCAAGAAAGGGGTAGTGTTACGAATATCATAGCCAATAAGATTAATCTATTAACACATAAAGATGGGACGCCTAGGTTCAACCTAACCAATCAGGATAACCTACTAAGTGATGAAGAGCTATTGAGCATTTTAGCAACAGCCCATCAACTACCTTTCGGTGATATTCTTATTCAATATTTAAAGCTACTCAAAGCTGCTTTCTTAAACCATGTTCATAATGGTAATGGCCGACCACCAACCGATTTAGTGGCTGGCGGTGCTAAACAAGATGTTCTTGAGTTTAAGAAGAATTCTGAGGATTTAGAAAATCGAATGCTCAGCAAGAACGTTAGGATAAACTAAGTTTCCCAGATATTTATAATAAATATTTAGATGGTAATACGCACTTTTTTTGATAAGAACAACACTATTGTTAGAAATGATAACATAAACACGGCTAGAAATCCTGTAACGGAAATATTCTATGGTGGTGCCGATGGCGAAAACACTTATAGTCGTTTTTTATTCCATTTTGATGCTAGTAGGTTGGTCGGTTTATATACTGGCGGTACGATTACAGACCTAACCAAATTAACACATACTTTAAAATTCACCAATACTACATCATTTGATATGGATTTGGTTAACGGAATAATGGGTTCAAAAGACAGAACTAGTTCTTTTGACCTAATAGCTTTTACTATTAACCAACCATGGGATGAGGGTGTTGGGTATGATTACGCTACATGCGGCCTATTATTAGGTAATTGCGCCACATCTAACGCACCGTCTAATTGGGTTAATCCTCAAACAGGGTTAAATTGGAGCGGTGGCAGTGGCGTGTATTCAGGGTCACCAAGTGCTATCACCATTACAACACAACATTTTGATGCTGGGAATGAAAACCTAGAAATGGATGTCACCGATTACGTGAATGATGTGCTTACTGGTGGTACTAATTATGGCTTGGGAATTGCCTACGCAAGACCCTATGAGTTG